CTTTAAATCAGTATACAGAAAACATACTAATTTCTCTATGGAGGATATGGTTGTAGATACAATAATCCTGCCGCTAGCAGGTAATAAATATCCTGTGAAAATTCCAACAGGTACAGGTGATTTATTGTACGGAACAAATTATATATTAAAAGGAAATCAAACATATTGCGGTAATGGTGTAGGAAATGTTTCTACGGCTGTTATAGATAATATTTCTTTTGTTATTAATTCCAGGGAAATTGATAAAACATATGGTCATTTTCTAGAAGTATATCATGAATTAAATCAAGAAAATCCAAATTCAACTGTTGCTAGTTTGGGTAGGATTGAAGATTCATCTCTATACCACATAGCACATATCGAGAACGCGAGTTCGACTTTTCCCAACTCGTCGATGGTACAACCAACTAATATTATGCATTCATTAGGCTATCCCCCAACGCATTTTCAGAGAATGTCTAAATGTGGTGGTACTTATTGCCGACCCCCCCCAGATGTAGATATATTAGGCGAGTGTACTGTACCTCTAAATTTTTGGTATTGTAAATCACCTGGTTTAGCAATACCATTATGTGCTTTACACAAAAGCACATCTGTAGAATTATATGTACAATTTTCTGGGAAAGGAGATGCGAATTGGGACGACGGGTTTGAAAGGACCACGACCGGAAATGGGTCAATAACATACGACCGGCTGCTCTCGGGCGGGACGACGGACCTTCAGGTAATGAATATATATGATAAAGACAAACTAAAACCTATTTTGGGCCACACGAGCGGTAAATTTAGTTTTAATGTAGATATTTCAGTTACATATATATATTTAGATAATATGGAAAGAAAAAGATTTTCTCAAAGTTCTCACGAATATTTAATAGAACAATTACAATTTCAATATGAAAATGGTCAAAGCAATAAGGATATAGATATTTCTTCTTTTCAGCACCCGGTAAAAGAATTAATATGGACTGGGCAACCATATTTAAGGGCCCATATAATATCTGGTTCTGGTTCTGGTTCTGGTTCTGGTCCAATCGACAATTTGAATGATGGCACGAATGCTCATCTATCAGGTGTGAGGTGGGTTTTTGGTAATGCAGCTGGTGATAATTGTTTATATGGTGGCGGGATCAATGGGGCCGGTAAATTATTTGGGGACTCTGAGAGGAAAGCATGGGATTCTCAGGGAGATGGTAAATTTGTACAAGGTCTATTAGGACCCAGTACACCTGATTGCCTCGATTATGTAACATATAAATTAAAATTTAATTCAACTGATAGATGTCGAGCCAGACCATTACAATATTTTACTAGAGAAAATGTTTATAAATACCATAAGGGTGGGTGTATATCTGTTCCAGATAGTATAGCAGTATATTCATTTGCACTAAATCCTACAGATACCTCTCCTAGTGGTACGTGTAATTTCTCTAATATTGAGGATATTAAAATTGAAAGAGGCGCCAGTGGCGCCGCAAAATATAAAAAAATAAATATTTATGCTATAAATTACAATATTTTGAGAATAGTTAATGGTAAAGCTGGTATATCTTATTTTTAGGTATAGTTTTGTAAATAAAATAAATTATAAATATATATATGTCAAGTTGTTCTTCTATTATTCTTAAAAATAATGGAAATGTTACATTTGTTTCAAATCCGAGTATAACATACTTTAAAAGTGTTTATAGAAAACATACTAAATTTAGTATTGATTATAAGGAGGAGGCGGGGGGAAACTTCACCACCGGCACCGGGCCTATAACTATTGAATTAAATTATGCTGCTGATTTATTATGTGATATATCACTCAGAGTACAATATAAGCCGGACCTGCCGGTCGAATCACTATCCATCCCCCACGATATAGCATTACATTTAATCAAGGATATAACATTAAATTTACGCGGCCAGCTTTCAGGTTTCGATGAAATAGATAAACGCTATATAAACTTCAATGCTATGTTAAATAACCCTAGTCCGTTGAAGGCAACTTATACTGTCGAATCAGACGGCAAATTAACTTGTAATAATGGAAATAATTTTCAAAATATGGCATTATGCGGAGGGATTACAGGTTCGTCGGGGAATCTAGATAATATTCAAACCATGGATGCTATTATACCTTTGCCATTTGCGTTTTCTAAATCCATAGGTACGGCTATTCCATTATGTGCTTTAAATCAGACAACAATGAAGCCCCAGCTTATTATTACCCCCGCCGATGACAAGGACTCCGATACAGGGTGGACAGAAAACGTCTCGTCGTCCTTTTATTATTCTACTATATCTAAATTTATATTTTTATCTGATGAAGAAATTTCAAGATTCAAAAGCGCCAGATTAGAATATTTATATGAAAGAGTTGTCAGGTTGACCACCAGTACGAGTACAGGAACAGTCAATATTTCCAGGCTAAATAACAAACACCCCATAAAACAAATTATTTTAAATCGGCTCTCCGGTCACATTAAATATGAAATGTTTATAAATAATACAGGGGGGTTCTCTGACGCAATTAATCATGCTTTTTTTGAAAAAGTGGAAATATTAAATAAATTCAAAGGGCAGTGGATCAAGGGTAGAGGGCAGAGTGGGGGAGTGGGTATAATAGATTTTTCTTTGAAAAATACAGAAGGACCTTCTGGTTGTATTAGTCCAAGTAATAATGTTATAAATTTAAAAATTACCGGCGTGGAGGGGATGGAGAGTACGTGGTCAATCGATATATATACAGTATGTTATTATCTATTACGTATATCCGATGGAGAATTAAGTTACGTGTTTAATTAATATTTTTTATATAATAATTATATATATATATATATTATATGGGGAGCGGATCTATAGGGACTATTAGTTTAATGACACAAACTGGAGAATTCGAGCGTAAATATTTTATAAGTAACCCTGACATTACTTTTTTTAAAAGTGTGTACAGAAAACATACAAATTTCAGCAAATATTTATTGCGCAAGGAGAACAATGTGGAGACGGGGGAGCGGAAGCAGTACACTATTCAAACAGGATCAGATGATTTATTATCTAAAGTTTATCTTGAAAATAAATATAAATTTACACCGTCGGGGTCACATGTATCGTGGACGGTCTATGCAAATTTGGGGTCTAATATTATAGACGACCTATCAGAAGATAGTTTATCAATAGATATAGATAGTAACAAAGGGATATTCAAATCGAATGGCTTATTTCAAGAAGTAAAGGGAGAATTGGATAACCAAATGTCATTAACCACATCCGCCTCATACACTCATGCCCCAGGGTTGGAAATAGATCAAAATAATATTATATCTTGTAAAAATGGATCTCATTATAATTATACTACATTATCTGGTGGAGTTAGGGGTATAACATTGTACAGCGACGGGGTCCGCGCGGGGAGCTCAATCGATACTGAACTTTTCTATACAATACCTGAATTTAGTTTTATGAAAGATTATGGTTTAGCCCTGCCTTTATTATCTTTGAGAAATGCTGATATTACTTTTAATGTCAAATATCAAGAATTTACTAGGATCTCTGATGCAGCAAAATCTGGCGTAGAAGTGAGCCTCGTAAGTAATTTTATACAAGAATTAATACAATTAGATACGGCTGAAAAAAGTAGATTTTTAACTAGTCAGTTAACTTATTTGACAGAGAATATATCACAGACGCAAATCACGGACGCAACGCAAAATATAACCACCACATTTAAATTATGCAAGTATTTATTTTTAGTAGGGGCGCCGGACACCACCCCTGATTCGTGGAACGCGAGTCAATCACTTACCACACTGCAGCCGGTAAAATTTAGCGGATTAAATATTAGTTTGGACAGTAACCTTCTATATCCTGGAGAAGGGAAAGTCCCCGCATCAATTTTTACAAAACTGAATATTAATAAATATTTCATTGGGTGTGGACGAGACCTAGGGGGGGCTCACAGTAAATCATTAGGTCAATCAGATACAATTGCTATGGTTCCATTTTCGATTGAACCGCTCAATTTTACTCAACCATCTGGATGTGTTTCCATATTGGGAAATTCTAATAGAATATCGTTGGAGCTGCGCG